CAAGCAACTGCCTTGTATATTATATAACTATCATTACAAGCATCAAACAATATCTAACATTAGTTATAAAGAATCATTATATAATTTTTATAGTCAAATGATCATTGGAGATAGCGCAGATAATGTAAACTACTGCAAAGGATATGGAAAGGCATATGCAAAAAGATTGTTTCAGGATTGCGAAACTAATTATCAATTTACAAAAAAGACATACGAGTTATACAAAGAAATATATAAATCAAAAGGAAAACAAAAATACATTCAATGTTATAACTTGCTTAAATTAAGAATAGAATGATATACAACCAAGATTGTTTAGAAGCTATGCAAGAAATGAAAGATAATCAATTTGATTTAGCTATTGTTGATCCTCCTTATGGTATTGGAGATTTTAGAAACACAAAAAGCCTAAAACATCATAAAAAAATTGATTGGAATAATAATATTCCAGATTCAAATTATTTTAAGGAATTAAAAAGAATAAGTAAAAACAGAATAATATTTGGAGTTAATTACTATGGAAAACATGTTAATGATGTAGGTAGAATAGTACACGATAAAACTGGAGGCGGCAAAAGAAATGCGCCCAAAGGATTATCAGATTGCGATATAGCTTCACATAGTTTTGGTGTAAATATGAAAATATGCCACTATACAAGTATAGGTAATGTGATAGGAAATAAAATTGATTGGGAGAATCAAATGCGTTGGCATCCTTGTCAAAAACCTATATCATTATACGAATGGCTTTTAATAAACTACGCAAAAGAGGGAGATACAATACTCGATACTCATTTAGGTAGTGGCTCAATAGCTATAGCTTGTCATAATTTAGGTTTTGATCTAACAGGATACGAAATAGACAAAGAATACTTTGAAGCAGCAAAGAAACGAATAGAACAACATAAACAACAAACACGATTATTTTAATGAGATGGTTTAAACCTTTAAAAAAAGATAAGCCTAATAAAAAACAAAAGGCAGCAAGAAGAAAGCAAAGAGAAAGATTTCTTGAAGAAGAAAGAAAACCTAAAGTTAAAAGAAACGGAGTTTTAATAAAAAAATAAAATTACTTTAAATTAAAAAAATCTCTTAAATGATTGATAGAGCATGCAAAAGAATCAGGGATTAAAGAATGATATAATATACCAATTCTATTATATAGCTTTATATGATTATGAAAAAGGTAATGATGCAGATGATTTAAGAATAATTATGTATGATTATGAGGATAAAGAATTATATTTAGAATGCGAAGGAATCAGATTAGCGATAGAGTATATAGAATTTTTAGAATTAATAAAAGAAATAATAGATGAATAGCAATGAAATAAAAAATTTAGTTCAGAGGAATTTTGAGTTAAATTTAAAACAAAAGAAAAGAACAAGAAAGTTAGTTTATGCAAGGGCAGTATATTTTAAACTTTGCAGAGATTGTACTGATTTAACTTTTGCTAAAATAGGAAAAACATTAGGATTTTCTCATGGAAACGTAATACACAGCATTAATAAAATATTTCCCTCTTTTAATATGTATAATAATGATTACATTACAATTTATAATGAAATAAAAATGCAAAACAGCAAAGCTCCATTAAGCAAAAGATTTGAAGCTGCTAAAAATGAAAACAGCAATTTGAAAAGAGAAATAGAAAAATTAAAAAGAAAAATAAATAAACATGAAACAGAGGCTATCTATTAATAAAATAAAACCTAATGCAGTTAATCCTAGATACATTAAGGATAATAAGTTTAAAAAGCTAGTTAAAAGTATAAAGAACTTTCCTGAAATGTTAGAAAAAAGACCAATCATTGTTGATGAAAATTTAATAGTGCTTGGAGGAAACATGAGATTAAAAGCATCAATAGAAGCTGGATTAAAGGAAGTGTGGATAGATATTGCAGAGGGATGGTCTGAAGATCAAAAGAAAGAATTTATAATAAAAGATAATGTAGGCTTTGGAGAATGGGATTGGGATATATTAGGCAATGAATGGAATGTAAAGCAATTAGAGGATTGGGGTTTAGATGGTTTTCCTTTTGAAGAAGAACAACCTGAAATTAAAGACATATCTGACAGTATAGAAAGTTCATTTAGAGTAGAAGTAGAATTAGAAAATGAAGAAGAACAAGAAAAATTATATAACGAATTAATAAACAAAGGATATATATGCCGACTTTTGACATTATAAAAGAAACAACAGCTCCTAAAACATTCAGAGTAGCATCTGTTATAGGTAAATTTGATTTACAAAGTGAAAAAATAACAGAACATTTTAAAGGAGAAATTAATTTAGAAACTGAATGGAAAATAGGATTAATTGTAGGTAAATCAGGAACAGGTAAAACAACCATAGCAAAACAATTATTTCCTGAATCATATGTAACTAATTACAAATATGATAAATTAACAGTTTTAGATGACATGCCTAAAGATTGCTCTGTTGATCAAATAACAAAAGCATTTAATAGTGTAGGTTTTTCTAGTCCACCAAGTTGGTTAAAACCATATTCTGTTTTATCTAATGGACAAAAAATGAGAGTTGATTTAGCTAGAGCTATTTTAGAAGAAAACAAAATGTTTGTATTTGATGAATTTACTAGTGTTGTTGATAGAAATGTTGCTAAAATAGGAAGTTTTGCAATACAAAAAGCAATTAGAAAAACAAACAAACAATTTATAGCTGTTGGATGCCATAATGATGTAGAGGATTGGTTGATGCCTGATTGGGTTTTTAATACTGATACCATGACCTTTCATTCATTTGAAGGGCAAAAAAAAAATAGACCAGAAATTAAATTCAACATATATGAATCTAAAAACAAATCAATTTGGAAGATGTTTGCTAAACACCATTATTTAAGTCATTCACATAATAATTCTGCTCATGTTTATTTAGCAACCATAAACAATGAAATAGCTGGCTTTTTAAGTGTTTTACATTTACCACATCCAAAAGTAAAAAACATAAAAAAAGTACATAGATTTGTTATTTTACCAGATTATCAAGGAGCTGGATTTGGTATAAAATTTTTAGAAGAAATAGGAAAACATTATAAAAAACAAAAATATAGATATACAATAGTTACATCAGCACCTAGTTTAATATATGCTTTAAAAAAATCATTTAAATGGTCATGTAAAAATTATGGTCGATTAAAAGGTGGTGGAACGGGAATATTACATGGTACAAATAAAAGATTAACAGCAAATTCAAAAAATAGAATAACAGCATCATTCGAATTAAAATAAAAAAAAATGAACAAATCCGACACTATAAAAGAAAAGTTAATTGAAGCATTAGAAAAAAGTTTAGGAGTAGTTACAACTGCTTGCAAGAACGCTAATATACATAGATCAACTTATTATGATTGGTATAATAAAGATGAAGAATTTAAAAACAAAGTTGATTTAATTCAAAATGTTGCTTTAGATTTTGCAGAAAGCCAATTGCATAAACAAATCCAAGAAGGATCAACATCAGCAACAATATTTTATCTAAAGACAAAAGGCAAAGCAAGAGGATATCAAGAAAACCAATCTATTGATTTAAATACTTCAGGAGAAATAAACGTAAACTTTAAGAACTTGATTAGTGCAATTAAAGATAAGGGATAAATTTTTGGTATGGGATAAAGTAGATTCAAGATACTTTATTATAACTGGTGGTAGAGGATCTGGGAAATCCTTTGCCATCAATACCATGCTTTTACTTTTAACTCAAGAGCAAGGGCATACTATCTTATTTACTAGATATACTTTAAGATCAGCAAACATTTCTATTATTCCAGAATTTAAAGAAAAGATAGATCTTCTTAAATTAAATCACATGTTTCATATAACTAAAGATGAAATAATAAATAAGAATTCAGGATCAAAGATATTATTTAGAGGAATCAAAACATCTTCAGGAGATCAAACAGCTAATTTAAAATCATTGCAAGGCATAACGACTTGGGTAATGGATGAAGCTGAAGAATTAGTTGATGAAAGCATCTTTGACAAAATAGATTTATCAGTAAGAAAAAAAGGCATAGATAATAGAATAATGCTAGTATTAAATCCAGCAACTAAAGAACATTGGATTTACCAGCGTTTTTTTGAAAGCAAGGGCATTGATTCAAAAAGTAATTTAAGTACAGGAAATGTTACTTATATCCATTCTACGTACCTAGATAATATTGAGAACTTGTCTGATAGTTATTTAGCAAGGATTGAAAATATAAAAAACAATAGACCAGCTAAATACGAGCATCAAATATTGGGAGGATGGCTAGAAAAAGCAGAGGGAGTTATATTTAGCAATTGGACAATAGGAAAGTTTCAAGAGGTTTCAACTGTTGTTCTAGGTCAAGATTATGGATTTTCTTCAGATCCATCGGTATTATTAAAAACTAGCATAGATAAAAAAAATAGAAAGATTTATGTAAAGTTATGCTTTTATAAAACACATTTAACAACAAGCAACATTGCTCAACTTAATAAACAATTTGCTGGTCAAAACCTAATCGTAGCTGATAGCGCAGAGCCTAGACTTATAAATGAACTATCCAGGCATTGCAATATAGTTCCAACAATCAAAGGGCAAGGATCAGTTATATTTGGAATTAGCTTATTACAAGACTATGATTTAATAATAGATCCTGAAAGCACAGAGATAGTTAAAGAGCTGAACAACTATTCGTGGTTAGAAAAGAAATCGCAAACTCCAATAGATAAATTTAATCATACTATTGATGCTTTAAGGTATGCAGTAGCCTATCAATTAGAGAATCCAAATAAAGGAGAATATTTTATTTATTGATATTTATTTGTTTTTATTAACAATATTGTTTATATTTAAGCATTAATAACAATAAAACAAAACAATGGAAAGATTTAATAAATACGAGTTTATAAGCGAATTAAAAGATTCAATAGGAGAATTTATAGATAAAACAACTTTTGAAAATAATGAAGATATAAATGAAGAAATAAATGAATTCATACATGATTACATTAACAATAAAACTATATACTATGTAGATTGTTGGTCTATATGTTTTACATTAGGCTGTTCTGATTTTGAAATAGAACAAACAGGAGCTAAAGCTAAAAATATAAATGAATTAGCTTATTGGTCTTTATGGAGTGTAGTTGAGGAAAGCATTGATTATCATTTAGAATCTAAACTATTAAATGAAGAATTATGAAAGATAAAAAATATGAAGCATCAATGATAGTATCTGCAATTAGCTTTATTGGTATAATTGCAGTACTTTTATTATGTGGATAGGAAATTAATGAAAAAAATAAGTTGGTGTTTAAAAAATTATATATTCATTTATCCAAACCCAATTAATAATTCTAGAAAAGCAAGAGTTAATATTTATATTAATACATCAGGTAAAATAAAAAAAGGAAAAGAAATATATACTCAAGATAAAGTTCATTTAAAGATATATGAACTGTATGATCATATTTATGATAAGTTAAATTAGTTTTTAATTTTAGGTTGAAAAAGGAGGTTAGTTATACATTAACCTCTTTTTTTGGTTATATAATAAAGACTATTCATGATTTCAGTTCCAATTTCATTAAAATATATTAAGCTAGGCAACTATCAAAAGTTTCTACAAATAGAAAACCCTAGTACAGAAGATCTAATTAAATGCTTATTAGAAGTATCTTCTCCTGATCTAGCTAGAATGAAAGCAACAGATGTTGATCATATAGCAGCAGAATTAAATGAGCTGTTTGAAGTAGATCATCAATTCGTTAATCAATTTGAATTATATGGAAAGCGTTTTGGATTTATTCCAAAGCTAGATGATATTACTTATGGAGAGAATAAAGATATAACAAACTACATAAACGATTGGGGGAACATGCATAAGGCTATGGCTGTATTGTTTAGACCAATAGAAAAAAAATTATCCAATCAATATATTATAGAAGATTACGAAGGAAGTCATGTTTATAGCGATGTAATGAAAGACATGCCATTAAGCGTAGCATTAGGATCAATGGTTTTTTTTTACAATTTAACGAACGAATTACTGAATTATATCCCGAATTATTTACAGAAACAGATCAGCAAGGAACAGATGATAGAAGCGGATTTGCAAGGAAATGGGGAGGTTATTCTGAACTCTATACGCTTGCTCAAGGAGACATTACAAGGTTTGATACCATCACAAAATATAAACTACACCAATGCTTAATGTATTTGGCATTTGAAAAAGAAAAAATAGAATTAGAAGAAAGAATGATAAAACGTAAATTTAAATAATATGCAAGGATTTTATAACCTATCCAACAAAATAAGAGAAACATTACAATTAGATGAATTTGTTAATACAGTAACTTATGGAGATCTAATGGAAGTTGATTTAAATAAACAAACAATATTTCCTTTATCTCATTTTATGATTTCAGGAGCTACAATGCAAAGCAATGTTTGGAATTTCAGCGTTTCATTATTATGCATGGATATAGTAAATGAAAGCAAGAATTATGCAGATGGCATTCCTGGAGAATTTAGAGGAAACAATAATGAGCAAGATGTATTTAATACTCAACTAGCTGTAGCAAATAGATTATTAGAATTATTATTAAGAGGAGATTTATATGTAGATAAATATCAATTAGATGGAGATCCAACATTAGAGCCTTTTGTTGATAGATTTGAAAACAAACTAGCTGGATGGACTGTTACTTTTAATGTGTTAATTCCTAACGACATGACTATATGCTAAAAGAATTAAAAGCTGAAATGCAAAAGATTGGTCATCAGGTTGTTAATGGAGCTGTTAGGCAGTTGCAAAGCGGTAATCATATGGCAAGCGGTAGTTTAGCTGAAAACATAACTTACAGAGTTGAAGAAAATAGAGATGGTTATGATTTAGAATTTTGGATGGAAGAATACGGAATGTTTTTAGATGCTGGAGTATATGGATCAAATCCAATGAAAGCAAGAGCAAAGAATCCAAAACAAAAAGGAAAGAAAACAAACTCTGTATTTACAGGAAAAGATGGATTAGCAGCAAAGTTTTCTTATAAGAATAAAAGACCGCCAATGGAAAGTTTAAAAGGATGGGCAAAGAAAAAGAATATTAGGTTTAGAGATAAAAAAGGAAGATATGCTAAAGGCGGTTATACAACTATCGCTTATTGGTTGCAAGACAGAATCTTCTATCAAGGTATTGCTCCAACATTATTTTTTACTAAACCTTTTTTAAAAGCATTCAATGAATTAGATAAAGAAATAGTAAAACAATTTGATTTATATATTAATACAACATTAGAAGAAGATTCAAAATGGGGAAGCTATTCAGCAATAAAATAAAACAAAATCAACAATGGCAAAAATTAACGTAAGAAGTCCATACTTCGTAAACATATCAACAAATAATTTAATAAGCGCAACGCTTGAAATAAGAATATATTTAGGAGCAGCAGAAACAACTTGGCAAGGAAGCCCTCAATATACATTAAACTCAACAGCTATAAATAATAAAGTTAATTTTGAAATATCAGAGTTAATAAAGGACTATATCCCAGCAGCATTCAATGGAGTATATCCAAATAAACAGTTGTCTGAAGATGATTATACTACAATGTATGTTGATTATCAAATTACATCAGTTATAACAGGAGGTAATACGCAATCTCTATCTTTAGGAAATAGAGCCTTTTATGGTTATGGTTATTTTGAAGATGGAGTTAATCCTCAATTATTGCAAGGTTATTTACAATCAAATAAAACAATATTAAAGCTACATGATGCTCCTATAAGAATACCAGTAGATAATGAAAACACTAATTCTGTTGTATTTCTATATCAAGGGCAACAAGTATATTCATGGGTTCAAGATACTAATCTTAAAATACAAGATCAGATTGTTTATGTAAGTAATGGAGTTAATGGAGCAGATAGCTTTGAAGAAAGAGTAGAACTAGATGGAGGTACATTTGAAAATAATGCTTGTATTGATCAATTTGAAGATGATTTTGAGTTATTTCCAGTTGATGAAGTTTATGTTAGCGGAGTTGAAGGATTGACTGTAATTAAAATAGATAATATAGATGAATGCAAATACACTCCTTACAAGCTAACATTTATAAATAAGTTTGGAGCATATCAAGACATATGGATGTTTAAGAATTCTAAACTTGCAATGAATACAAATGAAGAAAAATATAAATCCAATATTTTAACTAATGGAACATATCAAACGTATGATCCTCAAATTAAGTTGCTAACTAAAAATGGAAATCAAACATTAACTCTCAATAGTGGTTATTATCCTGAAAACAATAATGAAGTATTTAAGCAATTATTTTTAAGCGAAAAAGTATGGATAGAATATAAAGAGAAAACATTAGGAGTAAACATAGAAAATAAAAATATAAACTATAAAACAAGCGTTACAGATAGTTTAATCAATTATACTATAGATTTTAGTTTTGCTTTTGATACAATAAACAATATAAGATAGATGCAAGTAGTAGAATTATATATAAGTAATACTAGAGTTGATTTATTTAAAGATGAAAGTGTTACAATCACAGATACAATAGTAAATGCTAAAGATATTGCTAAAGTTTTTACAGCCTTTAGCCAACAATTTAGTTTACCAGCTTCTTCAACTAATAATAAGATATTCAAACATTATTATAATTATGATATTACTGGAGGATTTGATGCAAGAATTAGAGTATCTGCTATATTAAAATTAAATGGTGTTGATTTTAAAATTGGAAAAGTAAAACTGAATTCTGTTCCAATGCGAGATAATAAAGCATATTCTTACAAAGTTGTTTTTTATGGAGATACTGTAACTTTAAATGATGTATTAGGAGAAGATAAATTAAATGACTTATCCTTTGCAGATAAAACATCTGGAACTACAACTGATTATAATGATTCAGAATTGATAGATTCTACTCAAACTTTTACAACTTTAGTTTCTCCTGGAGATAGGGTAACAAATACTACAACTAATGTAGAAACAATAATAACTCTAGTAGATAATAATGATACATTAACTTTAAAAGATGATATATTCACAGCATCAGGTCAAGGATATATAATAAGAATAAGCCCTTTTTATGATGTTGATAGTATATATTATAAAATGCAATTAAATACAGTTAATACAGAGCAAAACAGTATTGTAGCTCCTTTAATAACTCATACAAAAAGATTATTTTATGATTCTGTTGATCACACCAATGGAGATGGAAATTTATATTATCACACAGGAGGTGGAACAAATGATCACGGGGTATTATATAGCGATTTAAAATATGCAATTAGAATAAACGAAATAATTAAAGCTATTGAAAACACATACACAATAGCAAATGATTATAATTCTAATATAGTTTTTTCTAATGATTTTTTTAATTTTTCAAATAAAGCATATTCTAATTTATTTATGTGGTTGCATAGAAAATCTGGAGATGTAGATACTTTAAGCCAGCTAACATCATATCCTTTAGATGTTGATTGGGGGCAACAAGGAGGAGGAGAATGGGCTGGATTTAACAATACTAGTTTAATTATTACTCAAGCATTTGATGAAGCTTCAAATCAGACTTTTTCTTGGACTATTGATCCTGTAAACAATGCAACTCTTTATGATGTATCTATTACAAAAGATGGAATTGTAGTTTTTACTATTTCTCAAACTTCAAATACTTT